GCCCCCGCGGTAGCCGCCACGCTTGCCCGGCCTGGTCTTGCCGCGCCGTTCCGACGGCGGTATCGGGTCCGGCAGCACCGGCTCAATCCCGTTGCTGACCAGTTGGTACCGCCACCGCCCGGCCACCGCGTGCCAGAAGTCCCGGTCCCTTTCCGCCCAGTTGGCCCGCTCGTCCGCCGCGTCGCGGGCCCGGGCCAGGTCGGCGATCGACTCCCGCTCGTGGGCTCGCGCACCGCCGCGCAGGCTGCCGTAGCCCTTGAAGATGGCCTGCAGGAACGCCAACCCGCCACCACCGAGCAGCACGGTGACCAGCGGGACGACCAGGTCGGAGGCCTTCACTGGACCTCCCGCGGGCGGTGTTGGTTAGCCCGGTCCGCCTCCTGCCTGACTCGGCTGATATCCCGCCACCGTGCCAGCAGGATCAACGCGATGGCGCCGAACACCAGACTGATGGCCGCGCCGGGGATCGTGAACGCCAAGCCGAGGACCACGAAGTACACGCCGAACGCGGAGCTGATCAGCGGCAGGCCGATCAGTTCCCCGATCCACTGGTCGGTGACCGCCCCGTACGCGCAGGCCAGCCCACCGATCAGCAGGAACGCGGCCCACAGGTACACCAGCCAGCCGGTGCTGGACTCGATGCTGCGCACCGGGATCGCGAACGCGACACCGCCGGCGGCGGCCATCATCAGGTATCCGGCGAGGCGCACCCTGCGACGCGGCGGCCCTGGCAGCGGCATGGTTAACCGTTGACGGGCGGCGCGAGCAGCGCGCGCAGCTCCGCGATGTCGGCCGACAGTTGCGCGATGGCGGCGCTCTCCGCCGCCTGCCCGGCGAGCAGCTCGGTGGCCGCGGCCAGCAGATCCGCCGCCTTGGCCAGCAGTGCTACCGAGTTCTGATACGCGCCGGTCTGCAGTGCGACGGCTACGTTCGGGCCGGAACTGCCGAGCGGCTTGGAAAGCAGCTTGCTCACGGTGGCATCGCTGATGCCGTTCTGCAGGGCCACGCCCACGGTCGGCCCGGACGTGCCGAGTGGAGCGGACAGCAGACCGGTCACGATCTCATCGACGGTGGGCATGTTGACGTCCTCCAGTTCGGCCTGGACTAGGTCCAGGAATTGTGACCACGGGAAGTTCGGGCCCGGGTCAGTATGAGTGCCGTTGTCCTGCGGGAACGCGTACGTGATCTCGACATGCCCGCAGAAGCCTTTCACCCCGTCGGCGACCTGCGCGACGGTCAACTTCCGCACCGGGATACCCCACTTGCGCGCGTCCCGTGCGCACTGCCGGGCCGCCTGCCGCAGCGTGCCCTGACTGACCGGATCGGCCCAGCCGGCACTGCCCTGGTAGGCGCTGCCGCACAGCTCGTGCTGGATGCCGCGCAGGTTCCCCTGATGCCGGGCGGCATGCGCGATGTCCTCCGTGCGCACACACTGCACCGTCGAATCGGAGTCGTGGAAGAAGTGCGTGCTAGTGCCGTCGGTGCGGCGCTGGTCGTACGCGGCGCCATCCTCCGCCGACATGGGACCTTCGCTGCCCTCGGTGGTGTGGATGACGATCAGCTGCACACTCGTCCGGTTCGCGTTCGTCCACGACGCCGGCGGCATCCATCGCAGGTCCGGATACTCGGGGGAGCTGGCCATAGGCTTACCTCTTCACGGTGAGGGGACGAGCTGCACGAGCGGGCGGACCGGCACCAACTCGCCCACGTACTGGCCGGGCGGCCGCGTCGGATGCACCAGCACCCGCCACCGGTCCCCGGGCTGATCGGTCGCCACCCGCTGGTAGACGTTGCCGGCGGCGTCCCGGTACAGCTCCCCCGAGATGTAGGCCGGTTCGGTGGCCGGGAGCAGCTCGTACGCGAAGCCGGGATCGTTGTTGATCGCCTTCGGGAAGACGACCGTGTTGCCGCCGAACGAGTTCACGGTGATGGTGGTCGAGTCGACGGCGGTGACCGTCGCCACCAGCCGCAACCGGACCACATCACCGGCCGCGAGCGGCATCAGGGCTCAGAAACCATAAAGGCGGGCGAGCGCTTCCAGACGTTGATCACGCTCGGACCAGAGACATCCATCTGGTGCGCGAGGGCCCAGATGTCCTCGTCGGAGATTTCGTTGAAGGTGTAAATCTCTGTGTTTAGAGATCCGCCGATGACGAAGTGGTACGTGTAGACATCGCTGATTTGGTCGGTCAAGGACGACATCTTTTCTCCTTTTCTATTCCGTTGAGGATGGCTGCGTCAGGACACCCTGCGCAGCAGCATGAACCCGCCGCCCTTCACGGTGGTACCGCTGGCATTGGAGGTGTTCTGCGCCCACTGCAACCGGAATGTACCCGCCGTCCCGGCTGTGGTGAGGATGCCCTGGAAGAGGATGGGAAGGTTGAAGGTGGCGATACCACCGAACTGGATGCCGTGGGCGCCGGTGCCGACCTCCGCCCCGATGGTGTCGGCGAGCGAGGCGGCGGTGCCGGACGGCCCCCGCGCCTCACCGGAGAAGCCGTACCCGGCCGGGCCGGTCCAGCCGGTCTTGAAGCCGGCGGCCGGCTGCGACAACTCCCTGATCGAGACGATGGTGTGATATTTCGCGTTGGCCTCCACGCTGACGAACAGGTCGTTGTCGTCCTGCAGCGTCGCGTTCGAGCTGATCGTCTCGTCGCCGGGTTTCTGGGCGAACAGGACGTTGACGAACCACGAGTTGACCTCAGCGGCCGAGGGCACGTTCCCCGTGACATAGACCGGTGCCGCCATGCGGGCCCCTTCCTAAAACGAAATGGCATTGAGCCCGATGCGCCCGAGAATCGGATCGCCGATCGTGAAGAAGCTGTAGCGGTCGGCCGCCTGCAACGTGAAGCCGACCTTCCAGTCGGCGCCGTTCGAGGACATCGACACGCCGCGGATGAACACGTCCCGCTGGTTCGTGCCCCCACCGGGCGGCCGGCGGATCACGGTGACCCGATCGGCCAGGCCCAGCCCGAGCACGACCGGCCACACCGTCGCCGACAGCGGCGCCCGCGGCACGTTCAACGCGATCGACTGGAAACGCAACTCCGGTGTGGAGTTCTGGTACAGCACCGCCTGCACCCACTGCAGGACGTCCGAGTCGGTCTGCAGCAGCAGGTCACCGCCAGGCGAATACGTCTTGGCGAGGTAGCGGCTGATGCTGGTCGCGTCCGTCGCGGTCTGCGCCGTCCCACCCACGCGCGTCGCGGTGACCGAGTTGGTCATCGTGTCGTCGTTGGTGTCCACCGGCGCGGCCGCGTACGGGATCTCGCTGCCGCCGCCGTCGCCGAACGTCGCTTGCGACACGGCGGACCGGCCGCCGAGGATGTCGTGCCGCTCCCGGAACGTCGCCATGCCGGACGGGTTGATGAAGAACTCGCCCTGCTCCGAGTCGGTCACCGAGAACAACTCGGCCAGCCCGGCGCCGGACAGGTCCGTCGCCTGCAGGGTGCTGTCCCCGGTCGAGATCGACCGCAGGTCAGTCGGCCAGTTCAGCGAGTTGAGTACCCGGCTCACCCGCGCACCGGACAACTCGCCGACGCCGACCGGTGTAACAGCCGCCCGGTCGACGTTGAGGACCTTGAACCCGTCGGTCGCGGTGAGCGTCGTCGTCGACCACGTCGGCTGGTCGGTGTCCGGCAGCCACCGGTCGGCGAACCCGGACCACAGCGGATACCGCACCCCCGCCCAGATCGCCGACGCCCGGATCCGCACCATCGGCGTCAGCTGCGAAACGCCGGCCACCACGAACGGGCCGGACAGATTCGCCGGGTCGAACGCGCCGTCACCGTTGTTCAGCTCGGCTGTCAACGTGCCCGCGTCGTAGCGGATCGGGCCCGGGTTCGACACCCGCGTCATGCCAGTCTGCAGCGACCAGTTCCGCACGGCGTAGGTGATGTCCACCCAGATGTTGGCCGCGCCGATCGCGGCGACCCCGACCTGTCCCGAAGTCGGCGAGCCGATCTGCCACACCGCCGGGTCGACCAGCGCGCCGGACAGGCCGGCCTCAAGGCGGAATTCGGGGATCCACGGCGACCCCGTCACTTGCGCCAGCCCGAGCCGTTGGCCGCCTCATACTGCTGGATCAAGTACACCGCCTCGCGGCCGATTTCCCGCGGGTGCGACAGCGGCGTCGCGTTGATCGTGATCTGGTAGGTGTTCCCGCCGCCCATGTCGCCCGCGGCGGTCCCGGGGATGACCGTCTCCGGGCCACGCTCGGCGAAGCTGTACGTGTCACCGGACGCGCCGACGCCGAACACCGGCTCCCGGAGCACCCCGCCGCCGGCCATCGCCCAGTGGTCGTGCGCGTTGCCGCCGGCGAAGTTGTGCTGCCGGAACACCGCCCCGGAGTAGGAGTGCCGGGCCCCGTTGTGGATGTTCAGCTCGTTCCACGGGGTGATCAGTTCCTTCGTCCGCGACTTGTACATGTAGTTGATCCACTCGGCGAGCGGCCGCGACGGCGGCCAGTCCGTGGCCCGCTTGAGCGCGTGGTACGACAGCGCCCCGGACAGGGTGTGCGCGCCAGGCCGGTAGCCGGAGATCAGATGCAGGCCCGGGAACGCGGCCCGGACGACCTGCACCATGAAGTTGAGGGTCTGCCCGCCGGGCGGCAGCGCGGGCACCGGCATCTTCGTCTTGCTGGTGGTGTACGGGAACGGCATCACGACACCACCGGCCGCGTAGCCGGGCCAGCGGCCGGTGCGGTTCATGTAGTCCAGCGCGCCGGGCTTGGCGGCCTCGATCTGCTGCCGGGACTCCTTACGGACCACGAACTCGTCGGCGTGCACCACACCGGCCGGCTTGTACTTCGGGCCCGGCCCGGTCCAACCGCCGCCGGCGAAGAAGTGGCCGAGCTCGCGGTTGGCCTCGTTGACGCTGATGCCCTGCTTCGCGGCCTGCTGCGCGGCGAGCAGGTGCCGCAACTTGGTCGCCGTGTCCGCGTAGCCGGTGGTGTGGATGTGCGCGGTCCAGTTGCCGTCGACGCCCTTGAGCTTGTCCCACAGGGTCTGGGTGTTGGTCTTCGCGTCCTTCATGCCCGGTTGGTTGATCTTCGTATCAACCTTTGGCGGGATCACCTTGTAGGAGCCGAGCAGCTGGTCGACGGCCTTCTTTGAGAACCCGGCCTGCAGCATGCTCTTACGCAGACCGGCGATGTCCTTGGTGTACTTGCCCTGCGCTTGGTCCAGGGTCCAGCCGTGCCGCAGTCGGGCCTCTCGCAGATCGTCGATCGCGGCAAGTTGATCCAGCACCGCGGACCGGTTCTTGCGGCCCTCGGCACTGTTCAGGCTCAGCGACCGGGCGCCGGACTTCAGCTCCTTGCCCAGGTCGACCATGCCGTTGCGCAGCGCGATCTCGGCCCGGTCGAGGCTCATCTGCGCGCCGAACAACTCCTTGACGGCGTCGTTCATCTTCTTGATGTCCTCGGCCGACTGCGCGGCCGCGCCGCCCACACCCTTGACGCCGGCCTTCGCACCATCCAGCGCGGCCTTCGCCTTATCGGACATCGGTCCGACCCAGTTCAGCGAGTCGGACAGCTTCTTCGTCGAGGTGCCAGCCGTCTCAACCGCCGCCGCGTAGGCCGGGAACTTCTTCCGGACTTCATCTACAGTGACGCCGTTGACCGCCAGCACGCTGCTCAGCCGGGCGAACGTTGCCGCAGCGCCGGCCGTGTTGCCTGAGGTGACCATCTGCGCCAGGGACTGGTCGACGGCGGTGATCCGCTCCTGCGTCTTGGCCAGGGACTCGTTCGTGCCCTTCAATCCGGGCGCCAATGCTTCCAAGCCGGTCTCGAGATGCTTGACCGCCATGGTCCGGCTGTTGTCATCGTCGGCGAGGAACTTGAACTTCCCCTTCAGCGAGTCCATGTCCGAGCCGAGGACCCGAGCCGCCTCGCCGGAGAGTTGGGCGCCGTTCGCCCACCTCTCGAGCCCGAGGGCCAGCGCATCGGTTTGCGGGTTCAGATCGTCCTGGAACGAGCTGACGACCGCCTGGGCTACCTGCAGGGCGATGAATGCTGTGGCGGCCTTGCCGGCGGCGGACGCTACCCGGCCCAAACCCGTCGCGGCCTTCTCGCCGGCCGGACCCATCGCATTGAGCTGCGCGGCGGCTTCGGCGATGCCCTTGCGGACCTTGATGAATCCGGCCAGCGCCAGCAACGATGCGCCGCCGACCCCGGCCAGCACCGTGACCGACGAGCCGACCGCCGGGGGCAGACTGATGAATTGGTTGACGAGACTATTCAGGCCCTTGGTCAGCAGCCGTATGCCGCTGTTCGCGCCGGACCCGGACTCGATAGCCAGCGTCTCGAGCGAGCCCTTGAGGCGTTCGATGTCACCGGCGAGGTTGTCGGTCTTGATCCGCGCGGTCTCGGCCGCGTAGCCGGCGTCGTTGGTCTTGTCGATCCAGCCCTGGATCCCGGCCGTGCCCTGCTTGTACAGCACGTTCGCCGCGCGGATCGCGTCAGTGCCGAATATCTGCGCCAGCGCCGCATCCCGCTGCGCCTGAGTCAACCCGCCCAGCTTCGTCTGCAACTGGCCAGCCAGGTTGGTGATACCGACGAAGCCGCCCTGCGCGTCGTAGGCATTGATGCCCAGCTGCTTCATCAACTCTTTGGTCTTGTCGGCCGGGTTCGCCAAGCTCAGCAACATCTGCTTGAAGCTGGTGCCAGCGTCGCTGCCGATCAGCCCGGCCGACGCGAACGCCGCCAGCGTCCCGGTCGTGTCCTCGACGCTCAAGCCGAATTGGCTGGCGACCAAGCCACTCTGCTTGAGCGCGAAGCCCATATCGTGCACCGAGCCCTGCGCCTTGCCCGCCGCGGCCGCGAGCAGGTCCGCAATGTGTGGGACCTGGCCGCCAGAAAGGCCGAATTGGGTCATCGCCGTGGCCGCTGTCTCGGCCGCCTCACCGACGTCGAGCTGGCCGGCCGCGGCGAGGTCTAGGGCACCTTTCAGGCCGCCGCCGAGGATGTTCGCCGTGGACACGCCGGCCTTGGAGAGTTCCTCAATGCCCTGCGCCGCCTGCGTGGCCGAGAACTGGGTGTCTTTGCCGGCCTGCAGCGCGGCCGCTCGCAGTTGGCTCATCTCGGCGGCGCTGGCATGCGTCGCTGCGGCGACGCTGCTCATCTGCTTGTCGAAGTCCGCGGCCGACTTGACGACCAGACCGAACGCGGCGACACCGACCACACCGAGGCGCAGCGCCTGGTCGGAGACCTTGTCCAGCTTGCCGCCTTTGGCTGCTTGGTCGAGACCGCCCGCAAAGTCCTTCGTGGCGACCCCGGCCCGCTTCAGGCTGGTCATGTACTGGCTGACATCGGCCACCAGCTTCACGCCGACGGTGCGCACCGCTCACCCCCGGCATCCACTGACAGATCAACGACAGATGTTGCTAGATCGCTACTGGCCGGTCACACTCGGTGCTGTGGCACGCCCTGAGACCCACCCGCGCACCGACGCATCACGCTGGTCGCTGTCGAGCACCGGTAACCGCGTCATGTGGTCGGCGCTCGTAGCGCTGCTGACCTGGATCGCTCTGCAGCATGCCGTCGCGGCGCTGCTCGCCGGGGTCGTCCTCTATGTCGTGCTTACTGCGATCGTGAGCACTCGCCGTTAACGCTTCCTCGGCTTGACGCTCCACAGGCTGGCCCGCGGATACTTCCGCTTCTCGGCGACCCCGGCCTGCGCCTCCTCAAGGGCCAGTCGCGCCGTGCACGTCGTCTCGGTGATCTCCCACCCGGGACCCTCGGCCTCAGGGATCAGAGTCAGCGCGGCTGGCTGACCACACCCGCATGGACAGGGGCGTTCCCGGTACAGCGACAAGGCGAGCACCTCGGCCCGGTCCTGTTCCGTCCAGCGTGGTTCGCTCTTGGTCACCGACCGCATGAGCCGGCCCGCGTCGTCGTACTCGTACTCGGTGACCTCGGCCGGCTCGCGGCCGTCGAACCTAGACCCGGGGATACCGAGCCGTTCGGCGGCCTCTACTCGTCGGCGGAAACCCGGTTGATCCGCGATGCGGCGAGCGAGAAAGGGACGTCGATTTCACCCCGGTTGAGACCCCACGCCGCATCCGACAACTGCTCGTACTGCTTGTCGGTCAGCGCCGCCTCGGTGCGCCGCCACTTCTCGTCGTCCAGCACCGGGTCGATGAGGCAGGCGCGGATCAACGCGTCCCAGAACGTCTCGACATTCATGCCCATGAACTTGTCCGCGTCGACCAGCTCACCGTCGTCGCCACGCCGCGGCGGATGCGCAGCGATCAACGCACGGAACTTCGGCTTCGGCATCGCCCGAAGCCGGAACAGGTACGTGTGCTCCCGCATCTCCGCCTGCAGGGCGTCCATCCGGTCAAGCAACGCGCCGACGCCGTTGCCGTCCAGGCTGTCGGAGTTCTTGCGTTGCGCCTCGGTGAGTTGCCGATCGAGCTCTTCGAATTCGGCGGCCAGGTCTCCGCGCAGGCACACCGGTACGGTCTTCTCCGGCAGCTTCGCCCCGTCGAGCAGGGCGTCGAAGTCGGCGCTCACGCGATCAGGCCTTCCGTGAATTCCGGCCAACTCGGCTCGGCGCCGAGATCAACCACGACGGGCCGAGATGCGATCTGCTGACTGGCCTGGTCGATGTATTTGTGGCCATCACTGTTGCGCAGATGCTCCGTGACGTGCAGCTCCCAGCCGCCCCGGCCGCGGACGATCGCGAACTTAGCGCCGATGTCGGCCGGCACGAGTCCTAGCGCGCTCACCCACTCGATGCATGCCCTCAGGTGGTTGGGGGCGAGCAGTGAGGTGTCCACTCGGTAGGGGACATACGGATTGGTTGCCATGGTTCTCTCCTGATCCCGAACATCCCGAACGGAAGTGCCCGGCCGACGGTTCGGGGCGTCGGCCGGGCACGAAAAAACCGCCCGATAGGCGGCTGACTTGACGGAAGGTTGACGGAACTAGGCGACCGTTGCGCGCAGCGACGGCGATGCCGTCACCTTGATCGGGATCTCGTACCGCTCCACCGTGTTCGGCGCCGGGTCCATGCGAGACACCTCGCCGCACAGCGCCGGGTACACCTCGACGGCCTGCGCCGACGCCCACGCCGTGGTCGACGCGATCGACCGGCGGATCACCACATAGCCGGCCGTGTCGCGGGTCAGCGTGGTGAAGATGGTGTCGCTGCCGGACTGTTTCTTCAGCCGCAGCATCGTGTTGCTGAAGCTGGTCCGGCCGTTCACGGTCGTGTTGAACGTCGAGTCCAGCGCCGACGTGTCCACGTCGGCGGTGTCCGGGTTGAAGCCGTTCAGACCGTCCGCGGTCAGTGTCGACTGCAGCGCGATGCCGGCGTTCAGCTCGGCTACCGTCGGCGCGGCGGTGTTCGCGATGGTCGTGACCCAGTACGCGCGGGTCTTGCCATCAGCGGTGATGTCGGGCATCTACCTACTCCTTCTTGTCGCCGCTGGTGGCGGGCTTGCTGGTGGACTTCGGGGTCTCGGCAGGCTTGGCCGGCTCCGCCGCGGCGGCACGCTCCGGCGGGATCGCAAGATTCACCGGCTCGGGCGGGGCGCACGGCTGCCAGCCGCGGTCCGTCCACAGCGGCACGGCCTGGGCGTTGAACTTGCCCTTGCCGCCGTGATCGTCGTTCTGCAACCAGACGAACTCGAGGCCCTCGGGTTCGGTGGTCTCCGACCAGCCGTGAACCCTGACCCAGAAATCGCGCTCATCGGCACCGTCGACAAGGGCCTTCACGCCGTCGACGTCGGCGATCCAGTACGTGTTCTTGGACATGCGGCTTAGGCCCTCCACAACTCGTAGGTGACGCCGGTGGTCGGCGTGAAGGTGACGGTTGCGACGCCGGTAGCCGGATTGACCGCCGCATTCGGGATCAGCCATTGCCGGCTACCGGTTGCGGGCATGGCCTGCCCGGTGACGGTGCCCGGGTTGCCGGACGCGGTAGTGCCGGGATCAAGAACGGCGACGGTGGAAATCGTGCCGGTGGTGATGACCCGGATCCACACGCCCTCGGTGCCGAAGCTGCTCTGCGCGATGGTGTCCGACGCGGACGGCGTGATCGGCGTCGGCGCGACCGCGGTCGTGGTGACCGACTGAGATGCCTGGAGCGCCATGCGGCGCACCCCTTTCTGTTAATGCGTTCGCACGGGTTTATGCAGGTCATCGCGTACAATGGACGCATGGCCGAACAATGCTCAGACTTCGAATGCGATCGCCCAGTCGACGCTCGCGGCATGTGCCCGATGCACTATCGGCGCTGGTATCGGGCTCTCGGCCGAGGTGGACGCCATTTACGACTCGCGCCGATGGATCGGTTCATGAGCAAGGTCGACAAGGCGGGACCCATCCCTGACTACCGGCCGGATCTCGGGCCGTGCTGGTTGTGGACCGGTTTCATCGCGGACACCGGCTACGGCAAGTTCACAGTCGGCGCAACGTCACCACGTGGTGCGCACCGGTGGCTCTGGGAACAGATCAATGGTCCAGCGTCATCGAAGCTGCACATCGACCATCTGTGCCGGGTGCGACGCTGCGTCAACCCCGACCACCTCGAGTTGGTGACCCACTCGGAGAACATTCGCCGGGGCGCGCATCCTCGGTACAACTCGCTCAAGACCCATTGCCCGCAGGGCCACCCCTACGACGAGGCGAACACCTACTGGAACGTGAAGGGCACATCACGAAGCTGCCGGACATGCGAACGCGAACGGAACCGACGTCGCCGCGCTAACCGGGAATCGATCTCAACACATATTGATCGATCTGGTCCATGACCAGCACGCCCGTTGACTCGTCGCGCTGCGGCGGCGTCCCCGGCTCCCGCGTGATCGGGAAACACGTCCGGCCCGAGATCGTCGGCCGCACCGCAAGCAGCGCCGTCCGTGCCAGGTCGGCCATCTGCCGGGCCGCCTGCGCGTTACCGCCCACGCAGTGACACGTCACGGTCATCTCGAACCGCCACGGGTTGGCCTCGAAGTCGAACTCCGGATCGTTCGAATCGGGGTACACGAGCACGTACGGGGTCGCCGCCGGATCCGTGTTCGCGTCGACCTTCCCGTCGAACACCTTCCGCGGCGGCGTGATCACCGCGTTCAGCAGCGCTAGCACTGCAGCCATATGCTCATCGATCATGAGGGCCCGCCGAGCACGTCAGCGGCGGCCTTGTCCAGGAAGTGCTGCCAGCTCGGGATCTCCTTGTCCCCGGCCGGCCGGAACCCGGGGTGCGGCGCCGACGTCGGAGTGCCGTACTCGGCGACCCACGCGAGCTTGCCTTGCGCGCGGTTGTGGTCGGCGCCGACCTCGCCCACGACCAGGCCGCCGAACATGTGCACGTCGTAGTTGACCGCGTAGGGCAGGCGCCGCAGGTGTGGCATGCCCTTCCACCGACGCTGCACGTCCCGCTTGATTTGCAACATTGCCTTGCCGGTGACCTTGGCGGCCTCGGGCCGGATCTTCACGCCGGCGTTGCGCAGGTCCGTCTGGAGCTCGTCGAAACCGAACTTCTCGAACCGCAGCGTCACGACGTCACCTCGATGATCTCGGCGCGGCGGCTGGTCAGGTGCGTCTTCGACGTCACCGAGCGGATCACGTACACCCGGCCCACCAGGTCCGGATCCAGCGCGGAAGCCGTCAGCGTTATCTGGTCGCCCTCGAGCAGCCCGGTCACGGTGATCGGCACTTGCAGCTCGCGGCGCTCCAGCACCACGTACGCCTCGCCGACGTCGCGGCCCTGACCCTCCAACTGCCGGGTCTGGATCCGGCATTTGCCGGTGTAGAGCGTCGACCAGGTGGGGGTGATGACGCCGCCGCTGGTGGTCTCGCCGGTCCTGCGCTTGATCGTGCAGGTGTCCTGCATCAGGTTCTCAGCGGCGGCGCGGCCGCGGGCGAGCGCGGTCTCGATCGACATCGCGTCCCCCTCTCAACAGGGGTTTTCGGTTTCACCCGTGTCGGGCCGGACCGTGATGCCGGTGGACGGGCGCGCAGTCGTGGCCAGCGCGTAGGCGGTGCTACCCGTGTCGGGCCGGGCGGTGGTGCCCGTGGAGGGCCGCGGGGTGAAGCAGACGGCAACCGGGGCGAATCCACTCGACAACAGCGAAGCCGTCCACACCGGCCAGCGGAAGATCGGCCCGACCAGCAGCGGTTTGGGGCTGCCGACGGCCGGCCGTCCCAATGGTTGCGACCAGGTCAGGTAGTTGCGGGGGATCGTCACCGGTTGCCACGGCGGTCCGATCACCAGCAGGCCGGGGGTTCCGACAGCAGTAACGGCGGGAGCTGCCGGGGCGGTAAAGATGTCGGCGCCGGGAACCTGGGTGGCGGTGAACGGCGGGGTGATGATCAGTGGCTGTGGCGAGCTCGTGGCCGGGTTGCCGAGCGGCGCCGACCAGGTGATGGTTGTGTCGGGGATCGGCACGGGCGCGAACGGTGGGGTGACTACCAGCGGGCCGGGGGTGGCCACAGTAGTGACGGGTGGTGGTGGGGCGCCGGGGCCGAACAGCAGCGCGCCGGGAACCTTCGCCACCGTCGTGGTGGAGACGACCAGAGGGCCGCCGGTGCCAACCGCCGGGTTACCCAACGGCTTGTTGCTGGTGACGGCGACCGGCGGGATGGCAGGCCACGCGAAGGTCGGGCCGGCGACGAGCGGTTCAATGGTTGACGCCGCTGCCACGACTGCGGCGGGCGCGCCGGGGCCGAGGAGCAGCGGCTCGGTGGCCGGGGCCGCCCACGGGGTGGTGACGACGAGCGGCTGCGGAGTGCCGGTGGCGGGGTTCCCGAGCGGCTCCGACGAGGTGACGACGGGTGGCGGGACGACGGGCCAGGCGAACGGCGGCCCGGCGACCAGCGGCCCGGGTGTCGGGGGCGGCGCGGCGACCTCGGGCGGCGGCGCGGCTGCCTTCTGCCGGTGCTTGAACCGGCGCCGCCACGTGCGCCCCGGCCGGGCACCGACGGCCCCGCCGCCCGGGGCGGCGAGCTTGAACGCGCCGGTGAACGCCGCCCACTGGCTGGGCGCCGCGGTGAACGACCAGGAGGTGGGGTCGCTGCCGCCGGACGTGTTCCCGTAGCCCACGCACGCGTTCGCGTTCGCGCTCGTGTTGATCGAGCTGGCGTCGAGCGTGAGCCCGGACGGCACGGTGCAGGTGGAGGAGTTGCCCCAGTCCCCGAAGTAGGTGAACAGGAACTCGCTCGCCTTGGTGGACGAGTAGGTCGGGGCGGCCGGCGAGGCGGTGCCGTTCGCGAGCCCGCACGCCCCGTCGAGGCAGGCGGTGGTGTTCCCGGCGAGCAGGCCGGACACCTCCAGCGCGTCGCCGCCGAGGTTGCTGGAGCCGCTGGCGGTGACGGTGAACGTCGTCGAGGGCGTCGCGGGCACGTCGTAGAACCAGAGGCTGGACTCCACGTTGGAGGCGTTGACCGACGAGGCCCCCTGCGTCAGGGAGACGAGGTTGCCGTCCTTGACGGTGGAGACGGTCGTGCCGTTGACGCACGACACGAACACCGCGACCTTGTTGCCGGCGACCGGTGTCCCGGTGAACGTGATGGTGAGGGTGGTCGACGCGGTCGAGGAGTTGCTCTTGGACTGGACCCGAGCCCACGCCACGTCAGGCCCGCCTTCCGGGTTACGGGACGGTCGTTACGGAACCCGCGATGACGACCTGCACCGGCCCGCTGACGGTGATGACCGCCCCCACCACCGTCGCGCCGGGGTTCATCCCGCCGACGCTGACCGCGTTCGCGTCGACCTGGCCGTGGTGGTCGGTGAAGATGCCGCCCGTCGTGGTGAGGCCCCCGCCCTCGTCGTTCCAGGTCACCCCGTCCGGCGACGACTGGATCGACATCTCGAACGTGGTGGTGGCGTCCAGCTCGTTGAGGCCGCCGGGCACGGTCCGGTCGATCGTCACCGAGAAGCCCGTCGTGCCGGGCGGTATGTCGAACGGCCCGGCGAACGTGGTGCCGACGGGAAGGGTGGACTGCGAGATCGGCGTGACTGTCACAGGCGGGGTTCCCCTCTCACATCTAGTTCAGGCCGAACAGCATCAGCTGATGCAGGGTGGTGGTGTTGCCCGCGGCGGACGCCGACCAGGTGCCGAATAGCTCGATGTAGTACTGGGTCGTGTCCAGCAGGCCGGTCAGGGTGCCCGCGAAGCCGACCGACAGGCCGGTGGCCACCGCCGCGCCGCCGGAGGCCGAGCCGCACATGTACCACTGGCCGTTGACCTGCAGGGTCATGCCGCCGGTCGTGCCGACCGCCTGGCAGGTGTAGTAGACGTCCAGGTGCCACGGGGCGGTGATGGCCGCCACGGGCGCGGTCGCGGCCATCACCGCGACCGCGTTGGCCTTGGTGCCCGCGACGGAGTCCAGGCCCAGGTTCACCGCGAACGTGGCCGCGGACGTGGTCGCGATGGTCCCCTCGGCGTGCAGGTACAGGCCGCGGCCGACGCCGTTCGGCACCGACCCGAAGTACCCGCCCGGGATGGTCGGCAGCGGGGCGGTGGCGGCCAGCGCCGAGAACACCGCCTCGGTGGTGTACGTGTTCTTGGTGACCGCTGCCGGCAGTGTGTAGAGCAGTTCGGCCTGGGTGCCGGTTAAGAAGCTCACGGCCCGCCCTCAGCAGCGCTCGAAGATCATGGTGGCGTTGCAGTTGACGGCCTGCGCCGCCGTCAACCGCAGCCCGATCAGGTTCGACACCGCCGTGTCCGGGGTCCGATCACGCGGGTAGTCGTAGACGATCGCACCACCATTCGGGGTCAACGAATACCGGTCCACCGCCGTCGGGGTGGTCGGCTCCACCGAGTAGTTGTACTTGGTGGTGAACCCGGCGGTAATCGCCCGGCCGTACGCCTGCACCACCGTGCCGGCGGTGCCGGTCCCGTCCGTCGTCCAGGTGACGATCTCCACCACGACCGGTGTGTTGGCCGCGGTGACGCCATCGAACCCGAGCCGGAAACCGACCAGGTCGACGCCGAACTGCGCCGGTGCGATCACCGAGAGGACGGTTTTTGCGGTGCCGCCCACCAGCGCAACGGGAGCGCCGACCTCGGCGGTGTATCCAGCTTTCATGACATCTCTCCTGCGTTGGTGGGCGATGTGCGGTAGCGGTTCGGATCAGGCGGCGATCGGGCCGATGTCAGGCGACGGCGATGGGCCGGTAGCGGGCGATCACGGCCGCCGGGTCTTCGCTGACGTAGATCGGCTTCCCGTCGTAGCGGACCGTGTAGTCATCGATCTGTTCCATGGACACACCCGGCGTCGGCTGCGCGTACTGCCGGCCGGCCATCTGCAGCACGGCTTTCTTCACGTCGTCGGGGACGGTGGTGTAGCCGAACGTGTAGTCGATTTCCAGTTTGTCGGGTGGGAAGCCGTTACTGGCGCCGAACGCCGACGACGAGTAGACGACGTCGCCGATGAGAGTCCAGCTGCTGGTGACCACTACCCCGTTGAGCCGCACCTGTGTGACAGCGGTGACCGGGTGGGCGGGAAGGTAGATGCGGTAGTCGCCCTCCGCCGCCCGCGTGTACGTGGCGGTCTGCGACGCGAACCAGGTGGACGCCGCGGTCGAAAAGTCAGCTGACGCGAGCGTGAGCGCCTGCGTGGCCGAATAGGTGTCGAGATCTTTCTGCAGAAACCCGGCGAGCTCGGTGGGGGTCGCGTACATCACCATGTCAGCGACCCCCTACCTGTTCGGTTGATCCGGTGTTGAAGTGTCGGGGCCGAGTGTGGTGCTCGCTTGCTTAGCCGCCAGTGTGGCCACCCCTGGCGGAACCCCGACACCCCGTCTACTTCTGCCGAAGCAGTGTGGCCGTGCCATCAGCGACGGTGGCACCCACCGCCGGCGGAGACGGCTCTGACGCCGCCGTGGTGCCCGCCACGGTCACGATGTACTTCGTGCCGCCCGCGAACTGCAGCTCCTGGTTCAACGTGACCGCGGTCGTGTTGGCCCGCAGAATCCGCCGCAATGCCCGACCCATGAAGTCGGCCGTGGCTGTGGTCGCCCGGCCTAGGGAGTCGAGCGAGTTGACCGTCGGCGCCTGCAGGTCCCGGCCTAGGAAGTCCTCGCGGAAGTTCGTCGTCGCCATGGCGTCACTGCGCCCTGGCTGCGGCGATCTCGGCGCGGAGCCGGTCCGCACCCCACCGCTTGTCGACCTTCACGCCGAGGGCTTCCGCCTCGGCCCGCAGCTGCTCGAGGTCGCTGTCGTCCTGCGGCTCGACCGGCTGCTCGTCGGGCTGCGGTGCCGACTCGGGTGTGACCTCGGCGTCCGAGTCCTCGGCGTCGTCCTCGGCGGCGGGCTCCTGACCGGCCTGCACCTCCGCCTTCAGCGCGTCGAGTTGCGCCTTGGCCTCGTCGGTCTTCGGCTCGATCTCGTCCAGCTTCGACACGTCGATCGACCCGGTGACCGTGCCGTCTTCACTTACTTCCATGATCTGCTTTCCTCTCCAGGGGCTAACGCGACTCAGACCAGGTTCACAATCCGCTGCACGCCCGCCGTCTCGATCAGCATCGGCGTGAAGTACCCGGCGTAGGCGACCTGCACGCCGAGCACGCTCGGCTCAGTGACCTGGAGAGCACCGACCCGCTGCTCGTACACCTCGATCGCCCCCGAGGACACCACCGAACCGAGGTGGTTCGTGACCGTCGGGTAGCCGGGCGAGCAGATCACCGGGATGCCGGAGATGTTCCCCACCGTCCCCGCGCCGAAGTCGGCGGCGTTGAAGCCAGTCGACTGCGCGTTCTGCGGGTTGATCGGCGCGAACAGGGCGCCCCAGATGCCCAGCCGCGACGGCGGCACGACCAGCGCGACCCGGCCGACACCCTTCATCGTCGCGTACACGTTCGCGACCGCCGTCCACAGCGCTGCCGTCAGGGTGGCGGCCGTCTCAGCTCCGGCGGCACCGGCTACTTCCACGTTGTTCGCCTGGGTCTGGATCAGCGTGCCCAGCACCGCCTCGGTCTGGACGGCGTACTGCGCCGCTAGGTCGGTGACCACGACGTCGAGCATGGACGGCTGTGCGAAGTCGATGTCCTGCCGGGACACGTTGACGTAGCCGCCGTAGGTGACCGCGGTGCCGGTGAGCCGGGTGATCGTCATCTTCTGCGACACCAGCTCGGTCTTCTCATCCGCGGGCGCACCGGCGGTGCCCTGCACGGCCACGGTAGTCCGCTGGGTGACCTTCGGCCGGTACCAGGTGGCCGACGGCAGGCTCCGCGGGCCGAGGAAGTTCACGGCCGGGCGGGAGGCGTCGATGAAGTTGACGACGTCGCCGATGATCGGGTCCGGGACGACACCGAGGTTGTCGGACGTCTTCTGATGCGCGGCGGCACGGGTGTACACCTCGAGCCGCTCCATCGCATCCCGGGAGCCGATGCTGCCGGCGATGTAGTCGACAAGATAGGCGCCGGTGGAGCGGTACTCGACCGGGCCGGAGTCGACCTGATTGCGGAGCCGGTCGAACTCGCGGTGCACGTCGGCGGCACGCTGCCGCGCGGCGGTGGTCCGCGACCGGTTCTCGTACAGGGACTTCAGCTGGTCGTCCAGGTTCTCCAGCCGCTTGCGGGCGTTGGCGGTGAGTTCCTTCTCGTTGTCGGATAGGTCACGGTCGCCGTCCTGGGCGTTCGCGATGACGCCTTCGATGAATGAGGAACGCTCTTCGATCTCGCGCTCGAGGCGCTCGATCATGGCGTCGCTGTGGGTGGTAGGTGGCATGGTGTCGTCTCTCTGAAGAGGGTTTGTGGTGTGTTCGGCCCTCTCGGCCAGGGAGCACCCGCTACGACCCGCCTCATTCGACGAGGCGACCACATCTGGGGGGTCGGTAGTGCTGAGGTCTTGCAAAAGGTCAGCGGCGAGACAGCCGCTCACGCTGCCACTCGAGCAGCTCATCGAGCGCCGGGGTTACCAGCGCCGGAAGCTCAGCGGCCAGCGCCGGCCGAACACCCTCACGGACGCTCAGCACTCGCGCGCCGGCGTAAGCCTCGTCGGAGGTGAACGCCAGGTGATCGACGAACGCCTGCTTGATGCGCCGGCTGCGGCTGCGCCGATCCAATTCCTGACCGGACCCGCGAACAGCGAACCCCACGGATACGCCGATCGCATCGTCCTCGGCTAGCGCCAGCGTGTCATGGCCCAGATCGGTGTTCGCGATCTTGACGGCGGCGACGAGCCCCTCAGCCCGAGACGGGTGAAAGCTGAGCACCTTGCCGACGGTGAGCCGCTTGTCATGATCCCGGTTGGCGCGGACCCGATTCGGGCGCTTCTCGATCCCGTCGAAGGCGTGCGAGTCGAACGATTCCCGCCACATCTCTCCCCGGTACTCGACCATGGTCGGCTCGTCGTACGGCACCGCGATCACGTCGATGATCCGCTGCGGGATGTCGATATTTGCGACGTTCGACTCGCGGAACTCCAACGGCGCACGCGTCATCTCATCGTCGACCGCGAACGCGGCATCGGGGTCGGCTCGGTTCTCGGTGACTTTGATGCCGAACTTCTTCGCCGCGGCGCGGATCTTCGGCATGGCCTTGTCCCCGAACGGTGACTGCGGCGCGCGGGCCAGCGCATTGCGCACGTGCGCGGCGTCGTGGATCGGGAAGTGCCGCAGCGACCGCGGCACGGTCTTGCCCTGGTCGTCCTTCTTGCCGCCGCTTTCAATGTACGCAAAGGCAGAATCCGGGAGATCGTTGATTGCTGAGGACGACATCTCTGCCATGTGGACGGTCAGCCCCCAAACAGTTCGTGTAGGCTAAATCGGTGTCCGCCAAAACCTGTCTTCACTGCTCCGGGCCGATCGCGTCGCGTGGACCAAAGAGAGATGCGACCGTCAAGTTCTGCAGTCGGGACTGCGCCTTCGGTCACCAACGCGCTCGCTCCGCCGCAGATGGAACGGGCAGGCTGACCAAGGACTGCGAGACATGCGGGACGCCGTTCACGTACTACAAGTCGGTCCGGCCGCTCGCCGCCTACTGCTCCATAGGCTGCAAATCAGTCGGACATAGCAAGAAGCTCACTGGCAGGATCTTGGACGTCTATGGACGCGCCGCCACGTTCCGCAAGGCCATCCGTACGAAGTTCCTCGACCGCTGTGCGATCTGCGGCTGGGATGAAGCACCGAACGACGTCGCTCACATCGTGGCCAAGAAGGATGGTGGAGACGACTCGCTAGAAAACGTCGTGATGCTCTGCCCGAACCACCATCGCCTGTTCGACCGTGGCGAGATTCCTGTTGCGGACATCATCGCCGCCAGGTTGGCAATCGTTGTGCACGACTAGCCGTCGGTCACGACCGACCAACACCCGTCAACGCCTGCGCAGCCATCTCCTGCTTGAAGATGCCGATCCAATCCGGCCCACCAGCCACGACCCAATCCAGGGCTTCCTGCTCCTGGCCCGGTTCAAAACTCGGCTGATATCGGTGGCACGAGCCACAGAGCGGAGCAAGATTCTGTGGCCCATCAAGGCCATCGAATACTCGGGTAATCAGGTGTGCTCGCTCTAGGTATGAACTCGATTGTTGCCAGCGCTCCCGTTCCCAGACTTCGCGAGCACGGGCAAGCTCGCGACGAACCGACTTCGCCGACTCTTCAAAGACCGCTATCCGACGTGCATAACGCGGGTGTCTACCAACGGCTAGCGCTTCCAGCATCACATCGATGGCGCTAATCGGATCAGCAAGATCCGGACAAGCGTCAGATTGGACTGGGATGTGTCTTCTGCAACCGAAGCAATGCGGGTTGGCCAGATCAACGTCGAAGGGTTCCCCGCGGTCATGCCAGTACCGCGCGATGGCGTACAGCGACGGCATCTGTCGCGGGCCACGATCACGAGAACCAATGATCATCGCCCCGGATGACATCTCGCTCACGACCGGCCACCACCCGTCAACGCCTGCGCAGCCACCAGATCCCCACCATCCTCGCCATCGTCGTCGGGCACGTCCGCGTCGATCAGTCGCTCCATCACCCGAATCTCCGCCGCGGTCAACGCCCCGAGCGCCGCCAACTTCTCGTACGCCTGCGCGCGCTCGAGCAGAGCCGGCCGCGAGTACTCGTCCCGGTTCAACTCCACCGACTGCCCGCGGGGCAGCGCCCACCCGGACAGTGCCGACATCACCCGCACCGCTGCGGTCTTCAGATACCGGCGGTCGTGGAAGTCGAACACCTGGGACACGTTGGAGTAGGTCATCGACTCGCCTGTCGGCAACCCCAGCAGGAACGGGGGAACGCCGAGCAGGACCGAGATCCGCGCCTCGTTGTACTGCAGCAGGTCCGTAAGGCCCATCTCGGCCGGAGACAGCTGCAACTTGTTGGCCTTCAGCCCAGAGGACAGGACCGCCGGTTTGAACGGCTCCCCGAAGGCCCCAATCCGGGACGCCCACCACCGGTCGAGCAGCTCGTTTGCCTGCGTCGGGGTCAAGGGCTGATCGGTGTCCAGGGTGTATTTGGGCACCGCGCCGCTCGCGGCGAAGTCTTGCGCGTACCGGGCCAGCATGGACGCCGCGACCAGCCGGGTACGCCCGGAGTCCAGCGGGCCGATGCCGCGCGGCGTGTCGACCGTCGACTTGTAGCGGATATGCAGCATGTCGCCGGTGACATCCAGGCTGCCGATGTTGTACTCGCGGCCAGCCTTGCCCATCTCCACGTTCACCAGCGGCGGCGGGATCACCCGGAAGTTGTACGGCCAGCCGTCGGCCGAGCGGGACATCGGCAGGACGAACGCCTCGCCGAGCTGGAAGTCCCAGAAACATTGCTTGGCCATCTCCGACCAGTCCGTGTACACGTCGGGGTCGGGGTTGCCCATCCACGCGGTCGCCGGCAGCACCCGACCGCCCCGGGTCCGGTAGACGGGCATCGCCGACAGCACCGACGAGTTCAGGTCCAGCGCGGCCCACGCGACGTCGACGAGTTCGTCGAGCTTCTGCCCGAGCCCGCCCTGACTCCACTGGGGGGATGCCCAACTGGCCGGCCACCCGTCCCACGGTGACGGCACGATCGCCGCCATGCGGTTCTGCACCGGTCCCGTGGCCGGCTCGAGTTCGACCCCGTTCGGGTCGCCCGGCCGGTAGCCGGGGCCGACCGAATCCGGATCGCCGACCGTGGAGTTGGGGACGGCGCCAGCGCCGGTCAACCATTGCCAGAAGCCCATAGCCACCCCCCTAGAAGAAGATCATCGGCGGCGAGGTCGCCTGCGAGAGTTGGAGCAGCCACGCCGCGCCCGTTGCCGACACCAGCGGCGAGATGTCGCCCGACTTACGCCGCGACCATGTCCACAAGTCGTCGCCGATGTCCCGCTTTACCGCCACCGACAGAGCCTGCACGTACAGCGGATCCCCGGAGTGGGTTATCCCGCCGTCGGCGATCAGCTTCTGCAGGTGCGCGCACGCCCGGCCCATGTCCTGATTCGTGAAAGGTTCCGACTTCACGCCGGCCATCTCCAGCTGCGGGATCAGCGCCGAAACCGCGCCGGACGCCAGGTGCGCGAACCGCGCCCCCGAATACCGCCCGGCCAGTTCCACCGCCCGGGTCACGAGCCCGTCGTATCCGCGGCGGTAGTCGGCCAACTCCACATGCGGCATGCCGTCGTTCTCCGCGGCCGCCGAGATGGACCATGATCCCAGCCCCGGGGAGCAGTCCAGGAAGAACACCGGGTCACCCGCAGGCCGGTCGGTCAGAGCCACCGCGTGGGCGTTCCACGCCTCGATGGAAATCAGCGAGGCGTCCAGCTCGTCCCAGATCCCCAGGGCCTCGCGAATGTAGGATTCCTCGGTCAGGTTCTTGCGCATCCGCAGGATCGCCTCACGGGGCGTGCGCTTCGGGTAGGACGGGTTCGCCTTTGCCACCTGCGCCCAGTCGTCCGGCTTGGCGTTGCGGTCGGCGCTGAATTCGACATAGACCGTGTCGTCGGCCTCGCCTGACAGCGCATCAGCCCGCTTCCGGCGGAACACCTCGCCCGGGTCCGTCGGCTTCGGCGGGGTGCCCGTGAACAGGATCAGCGGGTTCGCGGCCTGGTTGGTCGCCGGGATCATGTCGTCGAGCGCGTTCTCCGTCAGGATCTGCGCCTCGTCGAACACCAGCACGTCCACCATCGAGAAACCGCGGCCGAAGCCCCGCTCCCGGGCACCGAACAGGATCCGCGACCCCTTCCGGAACCGGATCTCCTCTTCGCCCGACCCCAGGACCACCTTCGCCACATGCGGCGCGATCTTCTTCCGCCGCGCCATGGCCTGCATCGCCTGGAACGTCTCCGCCGCGGTCCGCAGCCGGTGCGCCGTCCAGATCACCGTCAGCCCCGGGAGCAGCAGGCACAACGCGAACACGATCGCGCCGAGCAGGTACGTCTTGCCGACCTGACGCGGGATCGAGATGACCACGCCGCCGACGGTGGTCGCATACCGGCCGTTCGCCCTCTTCGCCAGGATCAGCCGACCGGTTCCGTGCTGCCACGGATCGAACAGCACCCCCAGCTCACGGCATTTGTCCCGAACCGCCGGCCAGCCCGTCGATGTGATACCGGAAGGGACCACGACGTGCCGGGCAAGCTCAGATAGCCGAGGAATCCCACTGTTCGTCGGCGGTTGGCTCGGCATTGCCCGAATCCTCCTCGGCCGCCACGTCGATCGCCTCGATCTCCTTGGCGATCTCCAAAAGACGCCGGGTCAGAGCGGCCAGGTCGCGCGCGGGCGTATTCGGATCCTCAACCGCCTTAGCCACGCGGGCACGCATCGCCACCAGCAACTCGCGGCGGTCACCGCCCTCGGCGGCACCGCTGACCGTCTTCGGCTTCGACTTCTCCGTGGCGGGCTTCTCGTCGGCGGCGACAGCGCGAAGCGACCCCCTGCGCGTGGTCACGGACAGTCACCCACCTCACAAGGAAAAACGTCAGGGATAGAAAACGGAC